ATACAAACAATGGTCATAGTAAAATGCCGCATTAGGATCTAGATAATTCATAGCTTCAATCCCCATAGGGCCAAAGCTAGCAGGAATACGTGCTGGATCTACATAAGGTCCAAATCGTTGCTTGCCTATATAAGTGCTATAGAATCCTGATGTTGCCGGCAGGAAGTATGCGTAATCGTTTTGTGTAGCTGTTAAATTCTTATTCATTATTGTACCAAATGTTGTGCTATTACCATACAACTAAGCCAAATCCATAAAGTGTTAAAACCTACTAGTGTAGGTAATGCTTTCTTTTCTGAAACCCATATAAGCATAGCAGATGTAAAAAGTGTAATAAAATATAATTGCCATATATTTAGACCAAATACAAGACCGGGAACAATTACTATTGCCTTGGCAAACCAACTAGCCGCTTCAACAATGTTATATGAAGTCCAATAGTCTTTGCGAAACCAATTAGAATAACATTCTCGGATTGCCGTAAATGTAATGTGATTATAAATCACAAATACAATAACCGATGTAATTATTGAAGCGAATAGTATTTGATTCAATGACATTATTTAGATTGTGCTGGCAAAATATATTCGTATACTGCAATGCCGCTATCTACTGTAATATTTAAAGCACCTTGATCTGCAATTCGCATAGTTTTATCACCGTTTAAATTCAATATACTTAACACCTGTGCAACTGGCCATGCCCATTTTTGTTTTAATTTACCAGTGACACCTGCTTGAAAAACAAATGATCCTGCGTGTGTGCTTGCATCTCCGAAGCTAAACACTAAGTTACTATTATCTGTGCTAACTTGGAATGTTGGTTCTTCTGTATGTGCTGCCGCTTGGAACTTTAAGCGTTGTATACTTGCCATAGTTGGCTCGAATTCAATATCCCATTTAGCACCTTTGAACTTAACAGTTTTCAACATGTCATTAATAATTTCTGAATTCATAAAACGATAATCGTTTTGGAAATCACCAGCACCATTTTTAAAATGCAAACCTGTTGGAATCTCTTCTCCGTTACGTTCCTGTTTAACTACTGCAATAGTGAAGTTTTCTTTGTATTCAGGGCATTTCAAATGAGTATCTAATTTATTTAGATTAGGCATTCCGAATGTTCCGACTAAATCTTCAACCGGATCTTTTGTTTTAGCGTTAAGGATAACACTACGATCCTCTGCCATCGATTCAATATTAGTTTCAGTATCAGTTGCTGATATTTTAACTAGAGGCAAATTGCCTAAACTATGTGTGTGTGCTACTAGGTCTTGTAAAAAGTCTTTCATATGATTCTCCATGTTTTGTTATTATATAGGTTTTTCTGACAATGTCAAGGATTTTTCCTAACCTTTTTGTTATATTTTATTGCTGATTCTACCAATGTATGTGATACTTGTAATGTATCAGCATAATGAACAAATGCTTTAGTATCTTTTGGAAAACAAGCTCCACCAAAACCACGTTCTCCATCGGGCCCAGGTACCATCATGTGACTGTTACCTATTCTATTATCATGTGTTAATATTTGTCGGATCAGATCATAGTCTGCACCGTTTAATTTACACATATCATAAAGTTGATTAAAAAATGCTACCTTAACACTTAGGAAACAATTAGTAGCATATTTGATCATGCTGGCTTCTGTAATACTAGTATTGAATATTAGTTTTAGTTTAGGGCATGATTCTTGAAATAATGTTTGCCACATTCCCTCAGGATCATCACCACCGACGACCATATAAGTTTGATTTTTAAAATCTTCATTGGCACTAACAGCACGTAAAAATTCTGGACTATAACAAATATTATGATTAGGATAATTCATTAATAGTCTTTCTAAATAATTAGGCGGCACTGTGCATTTTAACAATACTGGAACATGAACTGGAACAGTATCCATGACTTGATATATTTGATTTACATCACAGTCTCCTGTTTCAGTACTAGGTGTTCCAACACAAATAACTACACCCTCTGCATATTTAAAATCAGATACGATATTGTCATTTATCCTCGGATCACATATATGTAAGATAGCGTGATCTTTTATTGCATTAGCAACTGCCTTACCTACAAACCCATATCCTGCAATTATTATTTCTCTTTTCATATTAAAACTCGAATAAACTGTTAAATGTATTTTTTTCTTCTGTGCTCCCTAAGTCCCATTTAAGCACACTAATTAAGTTCTCTAACTTTTTGTCGATAATTGTAGCTTCCATTTCTGCATGTTCAAAAGGTAAATCTTTAAACCATTGTGGGAGACGTAGTTCATCCACTGGATAGGCTACACTTGTAAAACCCATAGCGTTTTGCTTGAGCTTACAGACGATAACTTTTTGTCCGTCTGTAATAGACATGCTGTATTTGTCATTGAACATACGTTTTAGCGTATTCCAATTGATACTAGCACGAACGTGTCCAGGCATATTAGCCTTACCTGCTTTGGCTTCTTTAGCTTGGTAGTCGGTAATGTTGTTAGCACGTTTAGGGCTACCTTTTTCCCAACCAGGACGAGCTTTGAAGCGAATTCTAAATTCACTAATGTGATCTAATACTGTTTGTTCATCGGCACCGGTAAGAACCATTTCCAAAACTTCACTTAGGAAGTCTTGAATAAATTCCGGCGTATCACTACGTTTTAGATCCAAGCCCATGGCTTTTATCTTACCTGGTTTGCCTTCTACATCTGTACGTTTGCCTTCTTTATCAAAATACAAAACAGCATAACGCTTTTTAGTAATGAACAATCCTTTAACAGCGACAATTTCTCGACCTGCTTTAATCACTTCTCCACGTGTTTTAGGACAGTGGAATGTGTCTAACATAAACTGTGGAAAAGTAGCATTTACTTCTTCACCGATAGTGTCATACAATTGTATCACTGTTTCTTTTGTCCAAGGAATCTTGCCGGTTTCAATGTCCTTCTGTAAAGTGCGATGAGCACTAAAATAACAACTATCAGTATCACCATAAATTACTGCCTTTCCTCTATGATCGTAATCACCTGTAATAATTTCATTTACTTTACCCGCCATATGCCGGACGATCTGACGTCCAGTTAGTGTAGTAGATTGACCAATGCGCTTATCAAAAAATCTACATCCACTGTTAAGAATAGCGCCATACAAACTATTAAGATTAATTTTCTTAACAAGTTGACGCTTGTCCCAATATTCTTCTTCGACTTTGTTCCCAGCTTTAATTGCATCTTTTAATTTGGCCTGCATTTCCTTGCGTTCTGCATACCACCTTTTCAATAGCCCTGGAATTATACCTTCTTTTTCATAGGTGAAGATAGTACCGTTTGCTGAAAGCACCCAAGGCTGATTGCTTTCAAAAATCAATCTATATACTTCGGCGGCACTTAGTATATCGCTATCTCCATTTTCCCAATCAATAGTTATATCAGTGCCGATTTCTTGATTCATTACTGCTGTATATTCTAAACTACCGAAAATACCTTCCCACGATGCCGCAAAACTATTACCTTTAGCCATCTTATCTTCAATAAACTCTTCGGTTAATGTTTGACGCAGTTGTCCTATAATAGTTTCTGGGCCCATATTAAGCGCACGAATAGCTGAGGGATATAGACTGTTAATGTCTAATGATCCGATCCAGTCATGTATTCCTTCTTTAGGCACCGCAACATAAGCACCAGCCGCCGCAGTATCGTCATCTCGTTCGCTCATCTTAGTACGATTAGGAACTTGGAAACCTCTGCGATGTGCTTCGTTAATAATAGCTTGTTCTGTAACAGCTACCGCGCCCATTGTAGTTTGTAGCAATACTGTATTTTCATGTGCCAGTGTATTGGCAAGATCCATGAATTTTAGTTTCTTATCTAAATCGTCAAGAAGTTTACAGTCATTGATGTTGTATTCAACGAATGTCTTAAAGTCATTGTTGTATAATTGATCTAGTGTACCTTCGTACTGTGTCTTACGCTTGCCTAATTCGTATTCGGCAATAGCATCCAATCTGTAACTGTGGCGTTCTTCATACGTGTATTTGCGATACAGTTCAAGATAGTCTAAATGAACGCGACCAATATAGTCATAGGTTACACTATCTCGACCAAACTTTTCATATTCACGGCGCTTAGGTAACTGATCAAACAAACAGAATCTGCGTGTATCATCTTTGCTTAAAACTTTTGTTACTCTATTTGTAGTGTAAGGTACGTCAAACCCTTCACTGTTCCAACCACTAACGACATCGGCATCTTGTATTAGATCTAAAAACATGTTTAACAATTCTGCTTCATTGTCAAACAAATAGACATTTGGAAAATCTTTAACCATTTCTTTAGCATCTTCCATCTTAAGATTTTTAGGTGGAATAGCCATACATACCATAGTTTCTAACCATTGTAGATAGACAGCAATCGCAGTAATCGGCATAAATGCATCATCAGGTGATGCATAGCCACGTTCTGGATCAAAGTCTACCTCAATATCGAAAAACGCTACATTTAGTTTCGGAGCATCTTGATTTAAGTAGTGTTCACTTAGTGTTACAAAGATTGGATTAATATCTGATTCAAACAGTTCTTTACCACTGTTGATAGCTTGTTCTTTGCGTAATTCTTTTGTGTTTTTACAGACTATACGTGATAACGTATCTCCGTAAATTGAAGTGAATTTGCCTCTTGGGTCTTTTACATAGAACGTGTGTTTGACAGGAATGTCTCGAAATTCACGTTCACCTTTCTTATTTCGTTCAACCACTTTAACGATATCGTTCTCGCGGTCAAACCACGCATCTACGTAACTCATTTTTTCTCCTTTGTGATTTTTGGCTCACAATTACCAAAATAATCATTTATGGCTGATTAAACCTTCTTTTAAAAACCTTCTACAGGTCTAAACCATATATGGTCGGGGCAATAATCTTGTTTGTATTCAGGTGTATTTAATGCTGTATAAAATAATTCTAAGTCATCTAGGTTAGCTTTCTTAAGATTAATTAATGAGTCTAACCACATTTTTTGTTCTTTAGGTGGATTTCCAAGCTCTAACAATGGTCTTAAATATGTATTAAGCCATGATACATGCTGTCTTGGAGTAGGATGTCTATCTTCTATTAATAATTTTCCTTTATTGTCTCTAAATCTCCAATTTTTATCTGGATTTTCATACGTGTGTTCTGCTATAGGTTTTAACCAATGCTTGGAATTTTCTTTCCATATACGATCGACATAAAAATTATATTGAGGAAAATCATTTTCTATTGATATTGATTTGACAAAATTCTCGTCGGCGTGGAATGCGTGCAAATCACTTCCTAACTTAGTAAAATCACCAATACTAGTCATATACCAAGTACAACCTGTTGATTTTAGTAACGATATAACTGAAATCATTGCGTTGAGACTATGCATAATGTATGCAGACTCATCAAAGAATTTATCAATCCATTCGGCATTAAATACATTCGAGTTATGTTCTGCAAAAATACTTCCAGCGGTTTTCCAATGATATTGATTATCTTTTACGAATTTACAATAATCGTGTCTTAAATGACTTGTCCATTGTACAATTACAATATCATCACTATTAATAATATTCCTTGCATGACATTCTGCAACTCGTTCGGCTATACCTCTGCATCCAAGTCCAGCCATACCCCAATTTTGATAATTTTTGTATTCTAGACCGAGGAAGTTTGACCAAGTAGGCCAAGTCACATAAGAGGTATAAGAACAACCAAAGGTAAACAATCGAGACATTTTTAAATTCTTTTAGTAATATCCAAAATTGCTTCAATTTCTTCCCAGTCTGCATTATAATTTTGCCAATCACCTTTATGGGCAATTTTAATTGCACGGTTGATAACTGATGGTTTGATTTGTAATTCTTCTGCAACTGCTTTAACAGTTTCTTTTAAGCCTTCTTGCAAATCTTCAACTTCACGTAAGACAGTCGAACCTTCGCTGATTAATCTTTCTAATTTGGCTTTTTCTTCGGGACCATAACTGCGACCTGACATATTTTCTCCTTATATACATAGTATATTATATACTACTTATACAAGAAGGTCAATGGTTATAAAACTTTTTTCACCGAACACTTAGGAACAGTCATTCCGTCTTTACTTTGGACACCGGTTTGTATTTGTCCTGCTCTGCAAGTGCTAGTCTTTTTTTTAGGTTTTACAGTTTTGATTAGTGTGTTTGCTTCTTTGATAGAGTTAGGTCTATCTAATCCGGAAGGAATATTAGCAGATCTACGTCCGCCTTTGGCTTTTATTTCAGCTAGCTCTTCTATACCATGTTTGACTTGCTCTACATTCATAGATAATTCTGGGAATAATCTTGCTAAATGTTGCCAAACATTAGGATTTTCACTTTTAGCCATTTCAGCTAACTCTGACATTTGTTTACTAGCACGTAACATACGAGATCGAATACTAGCAGGATTGACTCCTTGATGACTATGTATTGTACTGGACATCGGTTCATCTTTATTAAAATCTAAAGGTGTTTCACCTAAACTTAAATGTCCACTATCTGGTATATTACTTTGTGGCCCAGGCCCAGCTACAGGTTTGAATCCCATACTATGACCAGGAATTTCGTTTTCTTTAACTTTCTTCTTTTTCTTCATAGCATTGCTTAACTGTTTAGTACCAGTATCAGCTTTGTTGAATTCTTTAGCAACAGATTGTTTAATGCCTACTTTTTTAGCAAAATTAGGATCGTGTGCGGCTGCTGCCATAAAACGAGCTTGTTTTTCGCTAGTACTTTTTTCGTTGACAACTTCTTGACCTTCTTTCATCAATACACGTTCGGCAATTACACTAGCATATTGATTGAGTAGTTGTCGACGATTTGCTTTTTCTTCTGCAATTTCTTCTTCTACTTTATGGAAATATTTTCCAATAGTAGTTTCTCGACCAACTGGTTTGTCTACAGGTTTTTCTTTTTGATAGTGTTGCATTGCCATTTGCACAGGCAATGATACTTTATGAGGATTACCTTCCATTAACAAACTAACATCATTTTTATCTACAATAGATAAAAAATTACCTATACTATTTTCTTGTACAGGAGTTCCAACTGGTTGATTAATATCATTAATACTAGGGCCAGCATATGGTTTATCTGCACCACCTACAATTTGTGATAACTCTTCTGGAGTTTTTTGTAATTCTTT